GGGAAGTTGTACAATCCCTTCATGCACTTATCTCTTACCCTTACCCACAGTTCGTCACGCAGTCTGTGGTACTTCTTGTTATCGCTACTTGCACTGGCTACGTTAACTCCGAAGCAGCTTCGTTGGTGGCCGTTCTTATGAAGCCAGTCAGTTACACCAGCTCCAACACCTATCTCATCAATCGCAATACCTTCTGCTTCATAATCTGCATACGCTTGATTAATATACCCACCAAGCGTTATTGTATTCATTGACTGGAAAGTATCCCAAGGCTTAATAACTAATCCCTGTCTTGGAAGTATAATAGACTTATCATCACCAAACCTCGCTACGTCAACACCGAGGTACAGTGGGTCATCTGGGTCGCAAGTGACTCCAGAATCAATACACTGTTGCGCCCACGATAAACTGATAAGAGTCTTTTCATCCTCAAGTGGCGGTTCGCCAGCAACACGAATTCTGAAGACGTTTGAGTCCATTCCGTACTTATTCGCGAAATAGTCAGTCATGTCCTTTGTTACATTGCTTGACTTCCTACTGTCCCAGTGTAACTTATTCCAGTTACCTCTAACCCTAGGGTCAAAGTGCGTTTCGTAGAAGTAACCCTTGTTTTTAGTTGGATTCCCTATCAGGAGAACTTTATTATCCTCCTGCGTAAGTGCTCCTTCAAGTGGTATAAACACAGGATCAGGGATACCACTAGCCTCATCACACACAATAAGTAAATGATCTCCATGTAACCCAGCAAGTGTTTCAGCTTGCTCATCTTTTCCGGCTTTAACTGAAGGTGATATAGCTCTACACCACCACTCTTTTGGGGCATCTTTATGGAAAATCTTATCTTTCTGTATGACAAATTCGTCAGCAAGAATGCTCTTGCGCATCCACTTAGAAAGTTCCGCCCAAAGGATATCACTTAATTGCCTCGCAGTTGGTGCTGTACAAGCCACTTTAGCGTACGGTCTGGTACACAGGAACCACATAATGAGCCAGCTGGCTGTTGTACTCTTTCCACAACCGTGACCACTTCGGATTGTGGTTCGTTTGTGCTTGGCAAAAGACATAAGAGCTTCAGCCTGCTGTTCTGACGGAGTGACTTGAATACACTCCGTCACGAACAGTAAAGGTGAATTCTTCCATGCCCTTAATTTACTTAAAACAGTCTGATTCATAAATTTCCCAGAAACGTCAAAATTTGACTTTTCTACTGAGCCTGCGGACGGCCAGTGAAGAATGCTACAATACCGAAGCAGATAGACAGTACCAGCTGCACAATTCCGGTGGTACCGATTGACGCGGTTGCTGTAGCAGCCAGAACTGGTTCTGTTGCGCCAGCGATTACACCAATAACACCCACCACATTTGTCAGTACATTTTTGTTAACTTTCATTTGTTTAGCTCCTTTGTTTTGTTTTGCGGCGCTGGTAATATGTTATATGCGTTACCTACCCCAAATAGTTTTAAAGCTAGTCCCCAGCTGCCATGCACCTGAGTAGTCTTTATGCCCTGACGGACTCTGGGCAAATACCTCGCCGCCACTTTGACTTCTGCCGAATCCAGCCGATACTTCATGCTCGATGCCGGTAAGCCGGAAACAGCCTGTGAGCGTTAACAGTAGCACCAATAATATAAAAACTTTCACCACACCACCGCCTCAACACCCTCAACAGTACCCGCTGCTGCAATCTCTGACTCCAACTGCCATTTCCGCGCATACAGCCCCAACCCGAAATCAATCAGCTCTCCAACGATAGTTGATAACTCGGCAACCGTAACATCGTGGAACTGGTTCGACTGATCCCTGATCGTCACCGACACCGCGCCGGTCTCCAGCATCCTATCTGCTTGGTGATATGTTTGAACATCTTAGTCTCCTGGTTGTGTCTAGCGATTACAACTTACTTGCTGCAATAAAATAACTGACCTTATCGGAATCCGTCCACCCTAACAATCCTGCCAATGCCTCTACCAATGGGTTTGCCCATTGAATATCGGTTGCGTATTCCCATTCAATCCGAGCCTGTTCCGACATGGCTGCGATAGCTTCATTGACGGTTGTTAGCAAACCAAGCGCAAGCAATTGCAGCCGTGCCTGCCGCATTGATACGGAAGCGGGAATAGGTATGGTTGTGGTGGTATTTCCAAGTGCATTATCTACAACCGACTTCACGGTGCTCCGGTACAGTTGATACTCCGCATACTCCACAGTCCCCGAATGCAGCAGCTCGTTGTTGACAAGGGCGATCTCCGCCGCTGCGCTGTATTTGTCGGAGACAAGGGCGGAAATCAAGGTGGTGCGTTCTTTATCAGGCACATTCACGTAGTCATATTGGAACTCTGTTCGCTCTTCTTCGTTCATATCGGTTCTTACCGTCTCGGTTATATTATACCGAAACTGAATTAATCCAAGCGTCGATACAAACGTTTCTGGCTGTATATCTGAACTTCCTTTCATGTGATCAACCTCCGTAGCGGGTTTTGGCATTTCAATTTTTTACAGCAAGCAGCTACAACAGCTTTAATTTTGTCGTCAACGTAAGACCGTTGAAGCGCCCTGCCGTTCGAGTATTTCAACCAGCCGTTGTAACTCATGACACCGTGCAGGACAGTGGTGGGCGACAGGTACTGCCAACTACGCTTAACGGTGTGTATTTTACGTTTAAAGTTCTTTGCTATTGTTGTGCGCAGCTTAATACTGGTATGAAAAAAGCGGTACCCGAGAAAATCCAGACCTCGTACAGTTACCGGGAATATCTGATAATTACTCTTCAGGGTTAATTGCAGCTTCCGTTCTACATATCTATCAACATCCTTCAGCAATACACGCAACCCCTCTTTGCTCTCAGCCAGGATCACCATATCGTCGCAGTATCTGAAATAATGCTTACACCCAAGGTCTTCTTTTATGTAATGGTCCAGCCCCGACAGGTACATGTTTCCAAAGTATTGCGACAAGTAGTTGCCTATCGGTATTCCCTCTGTGGAATCTATAATCTCATCCAGCAGCCAGAGAGTGTCTTTGCATTTTATCTTCTTGCGTACTATCTGCTTGAGTACGTCATGGTTGACCGATGGGTAAAACTTGCGAATATCCATCTTCAAACAGTACCGGGTGTTGTCGGTATCTTTCAGAGCCTTTATTACGCGCTTCCATCCCTCGTGAATACCACGCCCTTTTATGGATGAATATGTATCTCTGATAAGGGTCTTCTTCCAGATAGGCTCAATAATCTGCAAGATACAGTGGTGGATGATTCGGTCCGGGAAGTAGGGCAGACTGAATATCTCCCTCTCCTTCCCCTTATCTATCTTTTTAAATGTGCGATATGATGAGTTGACAAACGTCTTTGTTTTCAACAATATCTGTACCTGTTTGAAATAGGTCTCAGGGTCTGCATCTACCGCTTGAACGTCTTTGTATTTACCCTTCCCTCTTCTGGCATTTGCATGTGCCAGTCTGATATTGTCTATGTCACAAATTTTGCTGTACAAGTTTCCGTATCTCTTCATTGTGGTTACCCGTCCCTGAGTCTTCGGTTTCCCTACCAACACAATCGGGATTTTGTTTCTGTTTCACCAAGAGGTGAGGTCTGTGCCCTTAAAGGTTTATAGGGTAATCATACGTCGTCAGTCGCTCACTAATATTCTGATTAGCATTCGAGGTGTCATTATTCAGATTCAAGGTCAAACCTCCGGTCATATCACCATTATTTGCATTCGCACCTGATTTAGTCACCTGCCGACAAGCACAAAACCTTTACAACACCCTCACGCCGCCAGCCGCCCACCAAAATACTGATGACCAAGGCCAAACCCCCGGCCACAGCACCATTATTCGCATTCGCACCCGAGAAAGCCACCCGCCAGCCTGTATTTCTCCAGTAATAATCTCCTATTTTCGTTGAGCTGCCTGCGCCGACCGATGCGGGTAAAAACCCCCGAGATGTATTAGTCAGCGTGTTCTGATATCCGTCTGCTGCGGCATTAAGAACTCCTATACTCGTATACCCAACTACTGTGTCGTCGGCAAAACTGCTCCGGTTGTTGGATACCCAGCTCATATAATCGAGGGTGTTGATGCCGTCCACATATTTCCAGATATGCCCGTACCAGTTCTCGATCCCCCGGTAGGACATGAATGCTCCTGCTGCTATATGGGCGGCAGAGGTGGCTGAGACAGTGCCAACGTTCCCCGTTGCGTTGCCGATGCTGTTGCTGTTTCCGGTGGGGGTAATGGGGTAATAGTTGTTGTATGCAGACCAATCGGTGACGTTTGTAATCCCTGCTCCTATCATGTTCTGGGCATTAAAATTGGCATATTCTGTTAAGCACAGTAATTGAATTGCCGAGTGGAGATCGTAATCAACCTGCCGCCATACAGATCCTCTTGCGGCAGCTTTTGCTCTATATGTAGCTCTTGTTGCTTTAGTATAAATTTTACCGTCTGCATACGCCTGCTCCAGCGTATAGCCGGTGGCCCCCGATATTGATGCCAGTTTTGTTGACGTGTCGGTAAGGGATGCTTCATACGCTCCCATGTACCTATATGGGACTTCTACGCCATCTTTTAGAAATGCGTAATGTACTGAGAAACCTGCGAGAGGTACTAAGCTAACATCCCACTGGTGTGTATTTCCTGCGAAGGTGTGACGATGCCAGAATTTAGGTATCTGAACCATGACCTGACCATTCGCGCCGGTTAGTACCGAAGGTGTTATGCCATCCTCTTTTTTTGTAGAATCTGTCGGGTGCAGGTAGTAGTTAACAGTCCCGTCATCGTTCACTACACAACGTCTCATCAGGGACTGTATCGGGATCAGTGCTGCGGCAAGAGTTTGCCCAGTAGGTTGGCCTATTAAGTTACCCGTTCTGACGTATGTGTCAGCCACTTGATCCCACGCGACTCCGTAGAAGAGGTAGTTACTTAAGGAATTGGTTACAAACGCCGTGGTTGCAACTTGTGTTGAGTTATCGCCAGTAGCTGGTGTTGCTGCCGTAATTACCCCACTAACCGTCACCGCACCAAACGTAACTGCCCCCGCTGTACCTGCGAGTGGCATCTTGCCAGCTACATTCCCATCCAGCTTCTGAATAGCCTGCAACAC